GGGTTGAGAAGAACAACACCGCCACCACCGCCTCGAGCGTAGCGACGATGGTTTCAGACACGTTCATCAGGCTGGGGTATTACTACAACGGCAGCGATGCTGTGCAGTATTTCGTCAATGGTGTGTTGGGCGGCTCTATGGCTGTCACCAACCTGCCGGATGACGAAGACCTGACGGTAACCCTTTCTCTCCAAAATGGTGAGGCTGTCGCCAAGACCATGACTGTTGATTACGTCTTTGTCGCCAAGGAGCGTTGATCATGGGTCAATTTAAGCCGATGGTAAAGATGTACACCACGGAGCCGACCGTTGAGCTCAAGCTCAAAAAGGGCGGCAAGGTGGAGAAAAAGATGCAGGTTGGTGGTCTGTCAGCGCCCGCTATGCCGGCGCGTGGCGGGATGATGCCTGCTGCTGCTCCTGCCAAGCCTTCAATGATGGCGCGTCGTCGTGCCATGCGTGCAATGCCGGGCGCTCCAGGCCCGGCGGCGCCAGTCGGCGCGGCAGCGCGCATGATGAAAGAAGGTGGCGAGTCCAAGGCCGAACATGCGGCCGAAATGAAAGAGTTCAGCAAGCTCAAGGGCGAACTGAAGTCACATGAAAACAAACCCGCCTCCAAGGCCCATAAAGGGCTGAAAACGGGCGGTGTTGCCAATGCTCAAGGCGGTTACGCCAAGGGTGGTGTGATCAAGTCAGTGTCAGGCGAGACGCGCATGGTTACCGGCAAGGCTGATAAAAGCCCCGCCAAAACCGGCAGCGTGAAACTTGGCAATGACGGAGGTTACGCGACCGGCGGCGTGGCGAAGGCGCAGGCAGGCTACAAGAAAGGCGGCTGCGCAAAAAAAGCCTACGCCACGGGGGGTCTTGTTGATACAGGCCGTCCCGTGGCGATGCCGCGCAAGTCACCATCCAAACCCGTGAGGATCTCTCAACTTTCTGGCACGTTCAAGAAAGGTGGGGAGGTCTGCATGGCAGAGGGTGGAAAGTCAGACCGTGAAACCAAGGGGTACGAGGCGCATTACAAGCGCGAGGCTCAGGAAAACCGAGCCATGCGCGAAGCAATGAACCCGATCAATTGGGTCAAGAGTGTGGCTGACAAAGTGAAAGGCTTGGGTGGTGTGACGACGACCGAGAAGGAAGTCAGTAAAACAGTCACGCCGCCGGCTAAAAAGCGTGGTGGCAGCGTCAAGAAGTAAAACAAAGCGGGGGCTGCGGCCCCCGTTTTTGAATGAGGGTAAGCATGAAACTTCAAACCGTTTCCAAGACGGGCACAGGGTCCAGCTCCGCGTTGGTGATGAACACCAACATCAGCCCGTTCAATGTGGGGTTTGGCGTCGTGGTGACGGGCACGGTGGATTACACCGTACAGCACACGTTTGACGACCCGGCGGTAGGCTTTACCACGTGGTTTTCGCATCCGACAATCTCGGGCGAAACTACCAACCAGGATGGCAACTATGCTTTCCCGGTCACCGGAATCAAGCTGCTCGTAAATAGCGGAACGGGCACGGCAACGCTCAAGCTCGTGCAGGCAGGCATCTAATGCCCTACGTCGGATACAGCGACGTCGCCAATCAAGCAAACACCACGGACGGGTTTGCTGCAAACACCAGCGCCGCCAATCCTGTGGGTGGCGGCATTGGTGAGGATGTAGGCGACGATGGCGTGGTTGATTTGTACGGCGAGACGCCAGTGGCAACGTTTTACGTGGCTGACGAAACCGCGCCCGGATACGTGCTGCAAGAAGACGATTCGAAAATTATTCTGGAGTCCTCCTGATGGCAGACCAAAAGATTTCCGCCATGCCCGCGGCCAGTACGCTGGACGGCACCGAAGTCATCCCTCTGGTGCAGTCGGGCGCCAACGTAAAAGCCGCGCTGAGCGCCATACGGGCGTTTGCCAACGCATACGGTGCATGGAGTGACAGTACCGACCAAACCGGCAACATCGCAGCGGGAACGGCCGCGACATTTAATACCACGGACATCAGCGACGGCATCCTGCTGGAAGATGGCAGCAAGTTTAAAGTGCCCAACGACGGCATTTATAATTTGCAGTTCAGCGCGCAGTTCAAGAACACGGCCAACGAGCAGCATGACGCAACGATCTGGTTTCGTGTGAATGGTGTGGATCTGCCCAACTCGGCGACCCAGATCACAGTGCCGGCCCGCAAAACCGCCAACATTTACGGCTATTCGGTGGCGGCGTGGAATCTGTTTTTGGATTTGAACGCCAATGACTACGTGCAGTTGATTTGGGTGCCGACAAACGTTGCGGTTACGTTGGAGCATCTGCCGGCAAGTCTGTCGCCTGCGTATCCGGCGATCCCGTCAATTATCCTGACCATGCAACAGGTGTCTTGATGCCAGCTAAATCCAAAGCGCAGTTTCGTCTGATGAAGGCCATTGAGCACGACCCAAAAGTCGCTAAACGGGTCGGCATGACGTCGGAACAAGCTCGGGAATATACGGCCAGCAACGTAGGCAAAAAAGCCTATGGACACCTGCCGATGGCCGAGGGCGGGCTGTATGCCAACATCCACGCCAAGCGCGAGCGGATCGCTCAGGGTTCGGGTGAGAAGATGCGCAAGCCCGGATCCCCTGGCGCGCCAACGGCTCAGGCATTTAAAGAGTCGGCCAAGACGGCCAAAATGGCAAAGGGCGGCGTGTCCTTAAGCGTTGGCCGCGGTGAGAAATTACCCGTGAGCCAAGGCGCCGGACTCACCGCCAAGGGCCGCGAAAAGTACAACCGCGAGACAGGCAGCAATCTGAAAGCCCCGCAGCCCGAGGGCGGCCCCAGGAAAGATTCGTTTTGCGCAAGAATGAGGCCGATTGCAGAAAAGAGCGAGCCCGGCAGTCGCGCGCGGGCCTCCATGAAACGCTGGAAGTGCTGGTAAAAAACGATGGCTTACTCAGGAACAGTCGGAACAACCGTCATCAACGTGCAGACGTTGATTGACCACGGCGCAAGACGCGCCGGCAAACTCGCTGAGGAGCTCACCAGCGAGCAGGTCAAGTCTGCACGCGAGTCGCTTTATTACGTGCTGTCGAACCTGATCAACATTGGCATCCAGTACTGGGCCATCGGAAAGAAGGTTTACGGCCTGAAGGCGAACCAATACATCTATGACCTGCCGATCGGCGGCAATGACGTGCTCAATGCGCTCTACCGGCGCATGAATCGGCCCACGCCCAACATCACAAACGGATATTCAGCCTCGTCGGGGATCGCAGACAATGCGTTTGATGGCAATATCAACACGAAATGCACGCAATCGGCCCCAAACGGCAGCATTTCTGTGGATTACGGCACCGATAATCCTGTTTATGTGGGCTCAATTGGTGTTTTGCCTGGGGTTAGTGGCGATTTTGACGTTGTTTTTGAGTATTCCAGCGATGGTATTACGTGGGAAACGCTCGAAAACCCCGGAGTAACCGCTTGGGTGGACAATCAATGGCTGTGGTACGACATTGAGCCCGGCCAAACAGTTCAGTATTACCGTATGCGTGAGACGGGCGGCAACACCCTGAACGTGCGCGAGCTGTATTTCGGCAACAACAGCACCGAAATCCCCATGGCAAGGCTCAATCGGGACGATTACACCAGCCTGCCAAACAAAAACTTCACTGCAAACCAGCCGTTTCAGTATTGGCTCAACAGAACGATCCCGCAGGCGCAAATTACGCTGTGGCCGGTCCCGTCAGACACGTTTGTGCAGATGGTGGTCTGGTATTCGCGTCAGATTATGGACGTGGGCGATCTCGCAGGCGAGATTGAGATACCGCAGCGGTGGTATCTGGCGATCCAAAGCCTGCTGGCGCATCAAATGTCGCTCGAGTTGCCCGCTGTGCCGCTGGATCGTGTGCAATACCTTGAAGATCAGGCAAGCAAGCATCTGATTCTTGCCGAACAGGAAGAACGCGACAAATCGCCGATTTATTTCGCACCGAACATTTCGCCATACACGAGGTGAGCGATGCCCCGCTTCCTTGATACTCGCGGCTACGCCGACATCGCGATTGCGATATGTGATCGTTGCAAGATGAAGCGCCCGCACGCAGAGATGCGCAGCGACCCAAACTTCCCAGGCTTGCAGGTGTGCAACCAAGGGTGTGCGGATCAGTTTGACCCATACAGACTGCCGGCGCGAAAGACAGAAAAGATTACCATACGATTCCCGCGGCCGGATGTGAGTGTAGCGGTGGATCCGAGCAACATTGATGCAACCGGGGTGTATGGCGGGTGGGTACTTTCCCCTGAACAAAACACCGAAGTAGTAGAAAATGACGGCAATCTCGATGGACTAAACCAGCAGCCATAACATGCCAAACGTAACGATTACCCAACTCCCTGCCGCAGGCCCAATAACCGGCACCGAGCTGGTTGCAATCGTGCAAAACGGGCAGACCTTGCGCACCACCACGGGCGCGATCTCATCGTCGCCCAACCAGCAGCAGACATTCATCACCGTCAATCAGGAACCCTCGCTCCCCAACAGCCGCGCGCTGTCGGGAGCGACCGGCATCGGTATTACGGACGGTGGAGCGTTATCCACCCTGCAACTATCGCTCAACGGTGCCTCTGGAAGCCTGGAATTGGCCTCCAATGGCATGATCGTCAAGACTGGCAGTGCTACTGTGGCCTCCCGGCAGATCGTGGCGTCTGGGGCCGGAATCAGCGTTTCCAACGGTGACGGGGTTGCGGGCAACCCAACAGTGCAACTCACCGGACTGGCCGCGTCAATCGCCAATATCGGCGGCACCGGCATGCTGTCAGTGGTGGGCGGCTCAACGATTGCGGGCGTGCAAATCCTTGGCACCGCCAATCAGATCAACGTCGCCAACGGGAACGGCAGTGGTAACCCGACGCTGAGCCTGTCAGCCAATCCCACGATCCCCGGCACAGCGGCGATGATCGTTCCGTCAGGGACGACGGCGCAGCAACCCGCGGGCGCAGACGGGCAACTCAGATTCAACACGGACACGCAGACCTTTGACGGATACGCGTCAGGGTCATGGAAACAATTCGCGCTCACCGGCGCGGTTACATCGTTCAGCGCAGGCAGCACAGGGCTTACGCCAGCAGTGGCAAGTGTGGGCAACATCACACTCGGCGGCATCCTGAACGCCGCCAGCGGTGGCACCGGGGTCAATAACGCCTACACCATCACGCTCGGTGGCGCGATCTCAACGGCAGATGCGTTCTCAACGGTAGGCGCGTTTGCGATCGCACTCACCGCGACCGGCGCCACCACGGTGACACTGCCAACAACCGGCACGCTTGCCACCCTTGCCGGCAGCGAGATCCTGACCAACAAAACCATCAGCGGCTCAAGCAACACGCTGTCCAACATTGGCAACGCGTCGCTTACCAACTCAAGCGTGACCTTTAACGGCACGACGGTAGCCCTCGGCGCCTCGGGGACGATCACTGCAAACACCACCAACGCGGTCACGTTCAACAACGGCGGCGCGGGTGACGCATCAGGCACGACCTTCAACGGATCGGCCGCAAAAACGGTGTCTTACAACACCGTAGGGGCCTCGCCGCTCGCAGGTAGTGCAAGCCTCACAACCACCGGCACGATCACATCCGGCACTTGGAACGCAACGCCGATCGCAAACGCCTATCTGGCGAACTCATCCATCACGATCGGCACCACATCCATCAGCCTGGGAGCATCGTCGCTCACGCTGGGCGGGCTCACATCCGTGGCGGTGACTCAAGACCCGGTGAGCGCGCTGCAACTGGCAACCAAGCAATATGTGGATGCCGTGGCAGAAGGGCTGCATGTCCACGCATCCTGCGCGGCAGCGACCACCGGAACCTTGGCATCGATCACCGGCGGCAGCGTCACGTACAACAACGGCACTGCCGGGATCGGCGCTACGCTCACGCTCGGGGTGGCACTCACCACGTTGGACGGGTACAGCCTGCAAAACGGCGACCGCGTGCTCGTCAAGAACGAAGCCACCCAGGCCAACAACGGCATCTATACCTGGGCCACAGGCGGCACCGTACTCACGCGGGCAACAGACTTTGACACCGCAACCGAGATTGCCAGCGGCGACTTTACGTTTGTGTCGAACGGTACGCTTTACGCAAATACGGGCTGGGTGCAGACCAATCCAGTCACAACGGTTGGCACTGACCCGGTGGTGTTCGTGCAGTTTTCGGGAGCAGGGACTTACTCCGCGGGCACCGGGCTCACGCTGACCGGATCGCAGTTCAGCCTCACCTCTCCGGTGGCGGTGTCCCTGGGTGGGACGGGATTCACCTCTTACACCGCGGGTGACACGCTTTATGCGTCAGGATCAACAACCCTGTCCAAACTCGCGATCGGGGCGAGCACGTATTTGCTGACATCCAGCGGCACCGCCCCGCAATGGACAGACCCGAGCTCAGTCACCGTAGGCACAGCCACCAACATAGCAGGAGGGACGGCCGGATCGCTGCTCTATCAATCCGGCGCCAGCACCACAACCACCCTAGCAATCGGCGCGGCAAACTATGTGCTGACGTCAGACGGCAGCGCACCAGTCTGGAC